CCGCGACATTAATACCGTCGCAGTGCGGATCGAACATGAGGGGGAATCGTTTTTGACGATTACCCTACCTTCCCTTGGTAGGTCATTCCAAAGATGGCTTGACCTGGGACAGGTGACTATCCACCCCTCGTTCTGTATAGAACGAGGGGGAAGTCTCCCTCGCTTTATGGAGGGTTTCTTCAGTCGTGTGTTCGATCGGAGTAGTGGCTTGTTGCTTGACGATCCGTGTACGGAGTCAATTCGTGCCATTCGTTTGCTAACGCTTACGTTTGGCAAGATAAAGCTCCCGTGCTCAAAGGCGCGGGAACTTGACGCCGTCGCGAATTATGTCAAGTGTGAGCAGGAAGTCCGTTTGTTCGACAGCAAACTTTCTGAGAGCGATCTCGGAGAGTTTGTTGCTATGTCGAACATGCTGTTTGGTCGTGTATTCACCCAGATAGATAGAGATATCTACCTTGGGCGTCACGTACCACGGCACGGACCAGGATCGACCTCTGATGGACTTAAGGGAAACCAAAAGTTCAACCAGAGGACCTGGACCGAACGTCTCGAAAAGTCCGGCCTCGCGGCCGGCGAGAATCTCCTTCCAAACTGGAGCTTTTATGACCAGTTGGCAGGGGTTGACTTCCTCGAACCTGGCGCGGAGGTACCTGTAAAGGTTACCCTCGTACCTAAGACGCTTAAGACTCCGCGTGTAATCGCTATGGAGCCGACCTGCATGCAGTATATGCAGCAGGCCATACTCCAGCGAATTCTCGCGCACCTCGATAAGGATGACTTCCTGTCGAGGGTTATCGGATTTGATGACCAGATCCCTAATCAAGATCTGGCTCTTCGTGGTTCGATTGATAACCGAACTGCGACACTCGATTTGAGTGACGCTTCCGATAGAGTCTCTAACCAGCTCGTCCGTGCCATGTTGGGTCGGTGGCCTCATTTGTTTGGGGCTGTCGATTCAACTAGGTCCAGACGGGCTGAGCTTCCCGAGACGGGTGAAGTTATCCGTCTTGCGAAGTTTGCGTCTATGGGTTCAGCACTTTGTTTTCCATTTGAAGCAATGGTTTTCACAACATTGATCTTCCTTGGGATTCAGAGATCGCTCAACACTCCACTTTGCCGCAATGACCTGAAAAGGTATGCGGACTCGGTGCGTGTCTTTGGAGACGATCTAATCGTTCCTAAAGAACATGTGCTTACCGTCGTCAACTTGCTCGAACATTTCGGTGCTCGAGTAGGGGCCGACAAGTCTTTCTGGACTGGTAAGTTCAGAGAGTCTTGTGGTCGGGAGTACTTTAATGGAACGGACGTTAGCATAGTCCGTGTCCGGCAAGCGTTTCCGACACGACGGCAAGACGCTAGTGAGGTTATCTCATTGGTTTCACTCCGGAACCAACTCTATTTGAGTGGTTACTGGAAAACCGTGAGATGGTTGGATGGAATCCTTGGAAAGCTGCTAACGCACTTTCCAACCATCCTGCCTACTTCCTCACTGCTGGGCCGGGTGAGTTTTCTGGCAGAGGATGCGAGAGCATTCTCTTCAGCGAGACTTCACCCGAGTCTCCATACCCCAATAGTCAAGGGGTATGTTGTGGAGGCCAAACCCCCCAGAGATAATCTGGAGGGGGCTGGTGCCCTGCTTAAGTGCTTTCTCAAGCTAGAGCGTAAGGGTAGTTTAAGGGATTCGATTCCCTGCTCTTACCCTGGCATCTCAGTCACGGGGCTTAATCACCCTCGTGACGAGGATCCCTGGTGGGGTAACTCCCCCATGGTTAGTACTAAGCACCTAGAGCGTTTTGGTCGCCCCAAGTCGATTAGCATAAAACTTGGGTGGAGATCACCCCTTTAGGGAGTGGTCGGGGCCAGATCTAACAGATCAGCCCTGAGGGAGAGTCCGAAGCTCTCGTA